AAAAGTCCGCCCTGGGCGCACGGACCCAGCCGATGATCCTCAACATCTCCACCGCAGGATATGAAAACGACTCCACCTATGACGAGATCATCAAAAGGTGCACAGCAGTGCTCAACGGCCAGAGCCGCGAGCGCAGGCTGGCGCCTTTTTTGTACATGATCGACGATGTTGGAAAGTGGAATGACATCGGCGAGCTACAGAAAAGCAACCCGAATCTGGGCGTATCCATCACGGTGGACTATCTGCTGGAAGAGATAGCAGTGGCCGAGCAGTCGCTCAGCAAAAAGACGGAGTTTATCACCAAGTACTGCAACATCAAGCAGAATGCCAGCTGTGCCTGGCTGACGAATCAGGACATCGCCAAGTGCTTCGGAAACCACTACACCCTGGAGGACTTCCGCGAAACGTATGCCCTGGTGGGGCTGGACCTTTCCCAGACCACCGACCTTACGGCTGCTATTGTGCTGATCGAGCGGGATGGGATCGTGTATTTCTTTACACACTTCTGGCTCCCTGAGGCCAAGCTCCAGGATGCAATCATCCGGGATGGCGTGCAGTACGACAAGTACATCGAGGCGGGATATCTCACGCTCTCCGGTGAGAACCTGATCGACTACCATGATGCATTCGCCTGGATCACCCAGCTCCAGACGGAGTATGAGATCCTGCCCCAGTATGTGGGCTATGACCGGTACAGCGCCAACTACTTAATCCAAGACATAGAGAACTGGGGCTTCCATACGGAGTCTGTCTTCCAGGGCTTTAACCTGACTGGCGTGATGGATGACTGCGAGGGCATGATCAAGGACGGCAAACTGCAGTGCGGCGATGACAATGACCTGATGAAGATCCACATGCTCGGAGCCGCCCAGATGATCGAATCCAATACGTCGGCGCACCCGAGGAAAAAGCTGGTAAAGCTTGACAAGTACAGCCACATCGACGGAGTGGCTGCACTCCTGGATGCGCTCTGTATGCGCCGCGTCCACTGGGACGAATGCGGCGATCGACTGATGAATATCACTGAAGAAAGCGAGGTGTAAGCGTGGGCCTGTTTACAAAGATATTCGGACGCAGGCCGAGTAAGGCCGACGGTGGCGGGATTTTTTCATCCCTGACTGCATACAGCCCCGCTTTTACAAGCTGGGGCGGACAGCTGTATGAGTCCGACCTGATCCGGGCGTCCATTGAGTGTCTGGCCGTGCACAGCTCCAAGCTGCAGATCCGATTCGCCGGGCCGGCCCGATCCCCACTCAAGACGCGGCTGGAAAAGGCACCGAACAGCTGGCAGACATGGTCCCAGTTTATGGCCCGGCTCCGGACGATACTGGAAATCCAGACAACGGCGTTTATTGTCCCGGTGTATGACGAACTGGGCGCCCGCATCGGGATCTATCCGGTGCTGCCCAGCTCCTGCACACTGGTGGATGTACGCGGAGAGCCCTGGCTCAAGTACACATTCACGACCGGCGAGGTGGCGGCGCTTCCCATGTCCGAGTGCTGTGTTTTGACGAAATTTCAGTATAAGGACGATTTCATGGGCTCCGGAAACGGCGCACTCAATGACACGCTGGACGTAATTCACATGCAGAGCCAGGGCATCCGTGAGGGAATCAAAAACTCGGCCACCTTCCGATTTATGGCCGAGATGAGCAACGCGACCTCTGACAAGGACATCGCCAAGGAGCGGCAGCGCTTTAACGAATACAACCTCCGCGGTGAGTCCGGCGGGATCCTGCTCTTCAAAAACACAATGAAGAACGTAAAGCAGATCGATCAGAAGCCGTACCTGGTGGATGCGGATCAGATGAAGCTGATCCAGGCAAACGTCTTCAACTACTTCGGGATCAATGAAAAAATCCTGCAGTCTTCCTGCTACGGTGACGAATATCTGGCGTTTTATGAGTCCAAGATCGAGCCCTTCGGGATCCAGCTGTCCGAGACCCTGACAAAGATGATTTTTACCCTCACGGAGCAGGGTTTTGGAAATCAGGTGTACTGCACAGCCAACCGCATGCAGTATATGTCCAACAAGGACAAACTGCAGGTCTCGTCCGAAATGCTGGATCGAGGTGTGATGAACATCGACGAGATCCGCGAGATCTGGAATCTGGAACCGATCCCGGACGGCAAGGGGAAGGCCTACGTGATCCGAGGGGAATACAAAAACACAGAGGAGGTGCAGCCGAATGCCCAACAGCCAGACGAGCAAGCAGACGATTCTGCAGCGGATCAGTGACGGGCGTGAGTATCGTGCCATGCCGCTGATGACTCCCGACGATGAGGAGTATACGGTGCACGGCTACGCCTGTACATTCAGCCAGACATACGAGCTGTATAGATCTGCATACTACGTTTTCACGGAAGAGATCGCGCCGGACGCTTTTGCTGAGTGCGATATGGCCGACGTGATCATGCAGTACGACCACCAGGGGCATGTATATGCACGAAAGAGCAATCAGACCCTGGAAGCCGCACCGGATCCGCACGGGCTACTCACCCGGGCTATTCTGGGCGGTACCACCATCGGCCGCCAGCTCTATGAGGAGATCAAAGGCGGCTATACCACAAAGATGTCTTTCGGCTTCCGCGTGGGAGCTGATCGATATACGGAGGAAGAGGATCATGATACCGGATGCATCACAGAACACCGGACGATCCTCAAGATCTCCAAGCTTTACGATGTTTCCGCTGTGTCGCTGCCGGCCAACGACGCCACGGAGATCAGTGCCCGATCCCTCTGCGACGGATTGATCGAGAGGATCCAGGCGGAGCGCCAGGCCAGGGCACGCAACAGGATGATCTTTGATTTTAAGCTCAAAATGAGCGGACTATGAAAGGAGAAAACACAATGAAGTATACCGTTGAACAGGTCAGATCCATGACCAGCGCCGACGAACTGAATGCCGTCGTGGAAGAACTCCGCACCCATCAGAATGATGCCGACTTTGACGTCGCCCTTGGCAACGGCCTCCTGGATGCCGTCGAAGCCCGCAAGGCCGAGCTGACTCGCGCCGCGGAAAACCGTGCCGCTTTTGCCAACCGTGTGGCCAATGGCCAGATCGGCACGCCCATGAGCCACCAGCCGGGCACCGATATGAAGCCCGAGCAGCGCGGCGCTGACTCAGAAGAGTATCGGCGTGCTTTCCTCAAAAATATCGCCATCCGCGAGGGTATTTCCATGTTTGGCGAGATGAGCACCGAGGAGCGCTCGGCCTTTACCTTCACCACCGCCAACTCCGGCAATGTCGTGCCCAGCGTGATGCTGAACCGCATCATTGAGCTGGTGGACAGCGAAGCACCCATGTATGCCGATGCCCAGCGCTCCAGCCTGACGCAGGGCTTCTCCATCCCGAGGCACAGGGCCATCGTTGCCGGTGACGCAGCCACCACCGCCGAAGCTGTGGCCAATGATGACGAAGAAGATACCTTCGATCTGCTGAACCTCGCCGGCGAAGAGATCAAGAAGCATCTGGTCATCTCCCGCAAAATGCAGTGGAAGTCCCTGGATGCTTTCGGCGCCTGGGTGGAGCAGCATATCGCTGACCGGATCTCAGTCGCCAAGGAAAAGCTGATCCTTACCCGTCTGGACAATGCGACCTACGGCATCGCTGCAGCCAACGTGCTGACCAACGTGGCAGCTACTGACGCTGGCATCCGTGGCGCGATGGGCCAGATCCATGGCAATGGCCGGATCGCATGCTACGCCAACAACTACACAATTTGGAACATTTTGGCGGGCATCGACGACGGCGCGGGCCACAAGGCATTTATCCCGTCTCCCATGTCCGACCCGGTGACCCAGGGCGTCATGTACGGCGCGACCGTAAAGCGTGACGGCAACCTGGCCAACAAGGTGGCCTATATCGGCATTCCCGCCCGGATCCTGGCAAACAACTATGAGGAGCTCTTTATCAATCACGCCATCGATCCCAAGACCTTCGCTGACATCATTGGCGGCTACAGCCTCTTTGATGCCGGCCTGGAGGATCCGCTGGCCTTTGTCAAGGTAACTTTTCAGTAATCGATAGCGTGGAGACGGCGGACTCGGACGGTGATGGCACGCTGTCCGAGTCTGAGCTGTCCGCCCTCACCGTGGCCCAGTTGAGGGAAGTCGCTACCGACATGGGGCTGACGCTTACGTCTACCCGCAAGGCGGACATCATCGCCGAAATTCTGGCGGCGCAGGCCGCACCGTAAGGAGGCAGACATATGACACTGCTGGAACACGCCAAGCTGGCGCTCAGGATCACGTCCGACTCATATGATGAGGATATCAATTTGCTGATTGAGGCCGGACTCAAGGATCTTAACATAGCCGGCGTGGACTTTAACGACATCAAGGACCCTCTGGTGCTCCAGGCGGTGATAACCTATGTCAGGTGCCACTTCGGCACCCCGCCGGATTATGAGCAGGTCAAAGCGTCCTATGATGAGCAAAAGGCACAGCTATCCTATGCCACAGGATACACCGACTATGGAAACATAGGCGAAGAGGGCGGAGGTGACTCATATGCTGACTGCTGGTGAGTGCTACCTCGTGGCTGATGATCCTGAGGCGCACGGTGCTTTCGGCAAGCACACAGAAATCCACCGGAAAGTCTTCTGCACTGAGTACTCTGTGGGCCGGACGGAAATGCTCGCCTCCAGGTCTCAGGGACTGCAGCCTGAATGCGTGCTGTATCTGACGCAGGCTTTTGAGTACCATGAAGAGCAGCGTGTGATCTATAAAAATCACATGTATGAGATCATCCGGACGTACAAAACGCCTACCGACGGCATTGAGCTGACGATCCAGCGGAGTAATGCAGTGCCCGAGGAGGTGCATCCGGATGTTTGATGAGCTGCTTGAAAAGCTGCGTGCAACCGGGATCCCTTTTGAGGCGTATGAGTGGACACCCGCACCCGCATATGATTACGGAACACTCTCCATAGACGGCGGCGCTGATATGCTCTATTCCGATAACGGAGACGAAGAGCATGCTGTATCCGGCACGGTAGATCTGTATGTCCACAGCGCCAGCACAACGAATCCGCGCCTGGTACAGCAGGCCATGCATGGCATCTCCTGGAGGCTTTCCTCGGTACAGTACGAGGCCGAAACGCGGATCGTGCACTGGGAGTGGGTGTACCAGCTTCCCGATCTGTGAGGTGATGGTATGGCCAGATGCACAATCAAGGGGCTCAATGACTGGAGCGTCAAACTCCAGGAACTGGGCGAGGCGGCTCATGAGATCATGGGCGCGGCTGTGTACGAGGGTGCCCGCGTGATCGCTGACGGTGTCAAGCAGGCGCTCGGTACCATCCCCATAGATGACGGATACAAGCCCAACGGCGTGCTGAGAAAGTCCGCCACCCAGGACGAGATCAATGATCTCCGGAGCGCGGTGGGTATTGCTCGCTTTGACTCTACCGGCGGGAAGGTATCCACGGCTGTGGGCTTTGATGGTTACTCAAGCCATAAGACGAAAAAGTATCCGGGCGGTGTACCGCTCCCGATGATCGCCCGATCGATCGAGAGCGGCTCGTCCGTCAGACAGAAGCATCCTTTTATGCGGCGAACAGCAAATAACCTCAAGAGCGCGGCCCAGGAGGCTATGGTGCGTGCTGCCGCGGAAGAAATCAGAAAGCATGGAGGTAACTAGATATGGCAAAAATGGGTTTGAGTAAGCCTTACTACGCCAAGTATGCATTTTCCAACGGAGAAGTCACTTACAGCGGAGGCAAGGTGCTTGCCAAGGCTGTGGATGTTGAGCTGGAGCTGAATGATTCAGATCCCGCAGTTTTCTACGCGGACAACGGCCCCGCGGAATCTGGAAGCATCTTCAGTGGCGGCACATTGACGCTTACCGTGGACACGTTGCGCCCGGATGTGACGGCAGATATTCTCGGCCTTACGCTTGGACAGGACCAGATCACAGTCGAGTACGCGCCGGACAATATGGTGCCCTATGTAGGCGTCGGCATTATCATCAAAGAGAGTGTGGGCAACGTTCCCCAGTATCGTGCGGTGATTCTCTATAAGGTGCAGTTTAATGTCCCGGGTATTGAAGCCACGACACAGGGCGAAGAGATCGAGTTTTCCGGGCACGAGCTGACAGCCAATGTCATGCGCGCAGACTCGGGCTCCTGGCGCGCCGAGCATGTGGAAACCACGGAAACAGCAGCCGAGACCTGGATCAAAGGCGTTTTCAATATCACCTGATCCGACACCAGGAGGACGATAGCATGAAGATTACAAGACAGGAGTTTGGCAAAAAACATTGTACGCTGGTTTTTTCCGGCTACGCAATCTCGTCAATGAAGGCACGCGGCATCGTGATGGAAGACATGGACAAGTATCTGAGCGCCGGCACGGCTGACTGCCTTGAGGTGCTTGCCGATATCATGTCAGCAATGTCAGCAGCCGGACGGGCCTATGAGACTCTCCAGGGCGTGGACCCGCTCCCTGACATCGTAACGCGGGACGAGGTACTGGCCTGCGTAGATCTGGAGGATATGGAGCTGCTCAAGACTGTGATCTCCGCCATGATCATCGGAGACCGAGAAGTCGAGGCGGACCCGCCAAAAAAAAACGAGGACGCGGCGCCAGCAGAAAAATGACGCTGTCCTGGATCCTGTGGTACGGCTTACACCTCGGACTGACAAGGTCCGAGGTGCTATTTCTGCCACTGTGTGAAATTTTTGATCTGATCGCCATCGAGCAGATCAAAAATGAGGGCTTTACCTATCGGGATCCGCACGAATCCGATCCTGATCAAATTCATAACACACTCAACAGGCTACTGGCATATGAGTAAGGAGGTGGGCACATGGCATCCAGCGTGATCTCTCTGGGCATCCAGGTCGAGGGTGAGCAGACTTTCACCAGCGCCCTGAGAAACATGGATCAGCAGAGCAAGGCCTTGTCCGCCTCGCTCCAGCAGATCCAGACAAGCATGAGCCCTTTCAGCCGAGGGCTCAGCGGTACCGTGCAGACGGTACAGAATTACAGCCAGCAGTTGCAGATCCAGAAGGAGCGTCTGGCTGTACTGAGCCAGCAGTATCAGTCGTCATCTCAGCATCTGGAGACACTGCGCCAGCGTCTGGAGGCGGCACGGCAGTCCGGCAATCCCGAGGAGATTTCCCGGGCGGCCACAGCATACAACAGGCAGGCGGCAGAGGTTGCCAGGCTGTCCACAGAGATGTCCCGGACGCAGACGGCAGCCAACGGTGCCAAGAATGCACTCTTGGGCATGGCGTCCGGCGCTATCAAGAGCGGGATCAGCGGCATCACCACAGGGATCACTGCCATGGTCAAAGGCATCCAGCAGGTGGCCACCGCGGCGGCCCAGGTGGGGAGCAAGGTCATAGGTGAGATGGATAAGCTGGTCAAGGGCCTCGCCGGCACTGGCGTGGCAGCTGTGGCCGGACTTGGAAAGATCGCCTTTGACTACAACAGCCAGATGGAGAACTATGTCACAAACTTCGGCACGCTCCTGGGCAGCACCGAGGCGGCCGTGGCCAAAGTGGACGAACTAAAGAAAATGGCAGCGGCCACACCCTTCGGTATGGAGGACCTGGCCAGTGCTACACAGACACTGCTCAATTTCCAGATCCCGGCTGATAAGACCACGACGATCCTCAAGCAGCTGGGCGATATCTCCATGGGCAACAAGGAGAAGCTGGCCTCTCTGGCCACCGTTTTCGGGCAGGTTTCCTCTGCCGGTAAGCTGACCGGGCAGGATTTGATGCAGTTTATTAATGCGGGTTTTAACCCACTCAATGAAATCTCCAAGAAAACCGGGGAGAGTATGGAACAGCTCCGTGACCGTATGTCAAAGGGCGGGATCACGGTGAAGGAAGTCGAGCAGGCTTTTATCTCCGCGACTTCTGCCGGCGGGCAGTTCTACAATGGCATGGAGGCCGCATCGAAGACTACCAGCGGCCTGATCTCCACACTCAAGGATAACGCGAAGAGCCTGGTGGCAGAAGTCTTTGAGCCGATGTCTAACTCCATCCGTGACAAGCTTCTGCCGGCGGCCATCGGATACATTGAGCAGCTGACCACCTCTTTCCGTGAGCGCGGGCTCACTGGACTGGTCCAGTCAGTGGCTGACATCCTCGGCGGGATCCTGGACACCATCGCCAGCAAGGGCGGGGACATCATCAGCAAGGTGGCCGACGGTGTGGCGGATGCTGTGGATGCTATCGCCAGCAAGGCGGACAATTTCCTCAAGGCCGGCGACACCGTGATCAAGGCTGTCTTTGATGGCATGAATAAAGTCCTTCCAAAGATCGCAGAGCTGGCCGGGAAGGTTGCACCTTTGGTAATCGAGGCCATTGTCAAATATAAGTCCACTCTGCTCAATAACGGCATCCTGATGATCAATCAGATCGTCCAGGGCATGGCGCAGAACCTTCCGAAGATCACCCAGGAGACGAGCACACTGGTCAAGACGCTGCTCACCACATTGACACAGAATCTGCCCAGTATCCTCAAGGCGGGCGGTGATATCCTGATGGCCGTGATCAATGGCATCAGGGAGAATATGACGCAGCTGTCCCAGACGATCAGTACTGTTATGAAGTCACTGATCGAGTGGATCGTGGAGCACCTGGATGAGCTGCTGGCCGCGGGCGTGGAGCTGCTGGAGGCAGTGGCCGAGGGCCTGATTGATGCTCTGCCTACGCTGCTGGGCAAGGTGCCGGAGATCATCGGGAGTCTCGTAAAGGCTTTTGTCAATCTCATGGGCTCCATGGTGGACATTGGCCGTCAGCTGATCGAGGGCGTATGGAAGGGCATCCAGAATGCCGGAAACTGGTTGAAGGATAAATTTACCGGTTTCCTTGGAAATATTATTGACGGTGTGAAGAATTTCCTAGGCATCCACTCCCCGTCCAGAGTGCTCCGTGATGAGGTAGGCCTGATGATGGGCCGAGGCATTGCGGAAGGTATCCTATCATCCGGCCGCTATGTGCAGGCAGCCTATGATCGGATCATGCCGACGACAGGGCGCATGGCTCTGCCGGCTGACTCTGTGGCTGTAGCCGCACGGACTATCTCCAGCGACCCGACCGGGCAGATGGCGGGTGTCTTCCAGGATAACCGGCCTATTATTCTGCGACTCAACGACCGCGAGCTGGGCCGAGCAGTGAGGGGGTATGTCTGATGCCGATTGCGCCGCAGCTTCCACAGATTAAGTATGTTAATCACAATGGCGACAGCATCATCCTCATGGGGGACAATCTCACATACATCGACGTAGATCCTCTCCGCTCTTTTGAGTGGAGTTATGTACTGAGTAACT